AGAAATTGTTAATAAGTTTCTTGTATCGCCACGTTGGGTTAAAGAGAAAAAAGATGCGTGGGGCATTGATAGTCCAATGTTTCAAGCTCGTGTGTTAGGTAACTTTCCTTCTCAGTCTGCCAATACTGTTATCCCTTTGAATTATATTGAGATCGCTGCATCAGAAGAACATCGCGAAATGATGAAAGAAAAATCTGTTGGTCAACCATTCTATCTAGGTGTCGATGTTGCTCGCTTTGGTGATGACAGTACAGTTCTAACTCCGCGCTATGGCGGATATATTCCTGAACAATTAAAAAATGCTTACACTTCAATCACCGATACCGTTGGTTTAATTAAACTTTATTCTCGCCCACACCCTGACGGAATATATATCGATACTGATGGTCTTGGTGGTGGTGTGTTCGATATTTTATATGAACAAAAATACGACATGATCATGCCTATTCAAAACAATGGTCGCGCAGTGCCAGATGATAGTGGTTTAAAGTTCGCTAACTTTGCTTCACAATTGTGGTGGCGTGCGCGTTTATTGTTTGAAGCTGGAGAGCTTGCAATACCTAACGACGAGAAGTTAATAATGCAACTATCGACTCGCAAATATTATTACACCGCCAAAGGTGAATTTGCTGTAGAATCAAAAGATCAATGGAAGAAAAACAATGGCGGCAAATCTTGCGATGAAGCTGACTCATTCATATACTCACTTGCTGATATACTAGGAAACGAAAGCAGAACTCAAGCTGCAGCTGGAAAAAACATCTCAGATAAAATTAACGAGCGTGCAAGGAAATAAATTGGGAAAGATAGCTAACATAAAATCTAACATTGTAAACCTAGCTAAAGAACCTGCACCACAAATGGGTGGAGAGATTGGTACTTCGCAAAACGGTTCGCTGCCTAGTATTTTTGATGAAGAATTTATTGACATGTCGAAAGTGCAAGTCGAAGATTATAAATTAATGTTAGATAGCGATGGTACTATTCAAGCTTTATATAACTCGATTGTTATGCCGCTACTTGGAAGCAACTGGACTATCGAAGCTGATGACGATTCACCTCAAGCTATTGAACAAGCAGAGTGGGTTGAAGAAACTTTAAGAAAACCTCCACACAAAGGTGGTATGTCTACGCCTTTTGATCTTGTTATCGCTCAAGCGTTACGTGCGATTGTTGAAGGTTATGCTGGCTTCGAAAAAGTATATGAGATTTCTGATGAACAAAAAATAGTTTTCAAAAAGATTGCATGGCGCGACCCTACAACTTTAAGATTGCGTACCGATGACAGAGGTGGCTTTAATGGTCTTAGACAAAAAGCTTTTATCGGTTCAGAATATTTAGATGTCACAATTCCTTTAGAGCGCTCTTGGGTTTATACTTATGGCAAAGAGTGGCACAATATGAGAGGTCGTTCTATTTTCACGCCAGCGTATGCAGCTTATGATCGCAAAAGACGTTTACAATATTTAGCTGAACAACAAGCACAATCTGATGCGCTTAAATTAAAAATTCTTAAAGGTAAAGAGAACGCTAATCAATCTGATTTAGATTACAATACTGCAATCGTTGACGAGGTTGGTTTTAAAGCAACTGTAGCAATACCTTTCGGTTACGATATAGAAACTTTAAATAGTGGCGATGGTATGGACTTGATGCCACATATAGAATTTCAAAATGCAGAGATGGCACGTTCTGTTTTAGCAATGTTCATTCTTTTAGGTACAGGCTCTAATACTGGTGCTTATGCTTTGTCTAGCGACCAATCAGATTTCTTTATTCAAGGTTTAATGTCTATTCGTAAAAGTTTAGAGAATCATATCACTTCGTATTTAATTCCTGATCTTTATAAATTTAATTTTGAGACTCCTTTGTTTGGTACTTTTAAATTTGAAGATATAACTGATTCAACAATTGATTTGTTAACACAATCTTTCATAAAAATTATTGAGAAAGATCATTTACCTGAATCTGTTATTGAAGGCATCGTGCAAAAGATGGCAGACAAACTAGAAATCGATGTTGACCTTATGGCTGAAGCTGCAGAAAAAGAGAAAGAAAAAGAGGATGAGCCAACACCGCCAATGCCTCCGCAACTTCCACAACCACCAATGCCACCTGCACCAGAAATGCCGCCTACACCTCCAGTAGAAAATGCTATGGGCGACATGCCTAGCGTTGAAGTTCCTGGCATGTGGAGACGCGAGCTAACTAACGCAGAAACAAAAGTTAATTTTGCTGGCATAGAAAATAAAATGAATACGCTTGAAACTCAAACAACTCAAGCTGTAAAACCAATATGGGATGCGTTAAGCGAAGATGCAATGTTAAAAGTGGGAAGACTTCTTGATGCAGGCGACTACGATAAAATTATTATAAAGAATGTTTTCGATCAGAATCTTATAAATCAATACACTAAAACTTTAAAAGAGTCTGGACTTGATGCTTATATTTATGGAAAGAATGGTGCAGCTGATGAGCTAGTTAAAAAAGCTCCTGTTACTCCTAAAGAATCTAAAGATTACTTCCGCGATAATGCTGCAATGATTGTTGATAAGCAATTGTCTGATGTTATTTTTGCGATTCAAGCCGAAGTAAATAAGAGCAGAAGAAAAGATCAGCTCTCTACAGATTTAAGTGCGACAGATATATTGTTAGCTGTGGGAGGAATTTTAGGTTCATATTATAATAATGAGATTGGTTTAACTGCAATAGCGACAGTGGCTATAGGTATTAATCGCGGTCGTAAAGATGTGTTCGATAGTTTTGCTAACGAAATATATGGCTATCAATATTCGGCTTTATTAGATGAGCGTACTTGTGAAACTTGCGAAACTTTAGATGGCAAAGTTTTAAATTTGGCTGCATATAATCAAACCTCTTACGACCCTCCTATACATTTTCGCTGCCGATGTTTGTGGGTTGCGATAATGATGGACGAGATTGACCCTCCGCCAATAACAGGTTTTGATGGAGTAGAAGATTTACTTGAACCTTCTCTTTCTAAAGCTGCACAAGAACAAATTATTGAGTTAGGTAGACGTGCTGTGCAAGATGAGGTTCTAAGACTTTCAGTAGAGGATTAGTTATGCCTAATCCTTTCGAAAAGATTGCAGAGAAAGAAAAACAAAAAGCGAACGCGAAACAAAACGCGGACGTTGAACGCTTCGCACAAAAGATTGCTGAACAACTTGTGGGCGTTAAGGTTGATGTCTCTTTGAAAGATTCTGTTGCAGAGCTTGCTACTTATGTTGCTGAAGCTATTGTTGTTTCTAACCATGAGATCGATGAGAAGATAAATAAAAACTTTACTCAATTACTTTCTGCAGTTAAAGAAAATAAGCCAGACAGTTCTTCACAAATAGATTTATCGATGAAGATTGCAGAGTCGCTAGTTAGTTTAGATTCTTCGCTTGCTAACTTAGATATGTCTCCTATAGTAAATGTTTCTGGTTTATCACACGAACAATTAAAAGCGGAACTTGCAGCGATAGTAAATCTTTTACCTACAAATTCTAAGCGTGTTGTTTCTATTGCTTATGATAATGCAACACCAGATAAATTTTTGAATGTTCGTTTGACTGATGGTATAAATTTTTATAAAGCGAGCGGCATTGGTGGCGGTAGCGGCGGAAGCGTTGACGTTACTGGGCTTGCTACATCAGCAAAACAAGATGAAATGATTACAGCCATTGGAAATATTGGCGGTTCAACAAATTACACAACAAGAATTGAAACAGTCGGAACTTTAACTTATATTGGAAACGCTGTCATAGGCTCAGCAACATCGGGCGCATTGTGGCAAATTAAAAGATTAGATTCCACCTCGGGTTTAATTAAACTATGGGCGGACGGAAACGACAACTTCGACAACATCTGGGATAACAGAGCGAGTCTCTCTTACAGTTAGGAAATAAAATGAAAGCAAAAATCAAAGACAAATCACAACTCACATTGCAGTTGAAACAATACTTTACGTTTGACATATTAAGTGATGAAGGTGAAGTATTATTGGCTGACCAAACTATTGAAGCAACAC